AAGTAAGCTAACTTACAATTGCAAGCATTAATGTAACTTTACTTACATCAATTAATAAATTTTTTTAGAGGCTAATTCTGGCGCTTTTTGCCACCCCAATTATCTCCATTGGCGGCTGCATTAAGATTGGACGATAGTCAGGGTTTAGGGGGGTGAGGTAGTAGTTGTCTCCATCGATAACAAACTTCTTGACTGTTGAACTGCCGTTCAATCTTACTACGACGATGTCACCTGACTTTGGATCAAGGTTTGGATCAACGATCACGATAGCTCCGTCTGGTATCGATCTGGGGTTGTTGGCGTCCTGCATTGAGTTTCCTTTAACTCTCAACGCGAAAGCATTGCTGCTCACCTTATCTGCGGTTTCGATCCAATGTTCAGCATCCCCTGGCTGAAAATTGTCCATGATTTCCCTCCATTCTCCCGCTTGAGTTTCGGAGATAAGAGGGACTTTTACAATTTGCAGGGTTGTTTGTAAAGCATCATCTTGGAAGTTTTTTGATTCTGACCCGATAAGCCATTGCACGTTGACTGATAGCGCTTGAGCAATTTCGATCAACTTAGCCCCGGAAGGCATTGCGCCGCCGACCTCATACTGAGAGATCATCCCAGTTGACGTGCCAATCATTTTGGCTAAATCAGCCTGCCGCAAATCTAATTGTTTGCGTCTGCTTCTTATCTTTTGGCCTAGTTGCATAAAGGTAGCTTACAGATTCTGTGAGCAAACACACGTTTTTTTTGTAAGACCGCTTGATTAACCTAAACTTACAAAATAATATCACCCAAACTGATATATAAGTGGAGGGCACGTGACTGTAGACAAGGCTGTTGAAATATTTGGCTCACGTAAGGCGATTGCTGACGCTTTAGGAATCAAGGTTCAGGCAGTTTATCAGTGGAAGGACGTAGTCCCGACGCTCAGGGTTTATCAGATTAAAGAAATTCTGAGGAAGCAGGCGTGAGCGGCTGGATAAGGCTCGACAGGGCCATCCTCGACAATCCCATCTGGTCATCTAAGCCTGAACCATTCACAAAGGGTCAGGCCTGGATCGACATTCTTCTCAACGCTAACTACAAGCCCAACTTCTTTTTTGTTCGCGGGATCAAGGTCTCGCTAGAGCGTGGTCAGCTCGGCTGGTCGCAGCTAACCATGGCAGGGCGCTGGGGTTGGTCCAGAAAAAAGGTAAAACGGTTCCTAAAAGTGCTCGAAGAGGAACAGATGGTGACCCTACATACGACCCAACAGACTACGGTCATAACTATCTGTAATTACAGCAAATATCAGGATTTAGATTCTGAAGAGGTACAACAGAAGGTACAACAGAGGAGCAGCAGAGGGTACAACAGAGGAACAACAGACGACCCAACAGACGACCCACAACTAAACAATATAACAAGTAAACAAGGTAACAAGAGGGGGTTTACACCCCCCACGCTTGCCGAAGTTCATTCCTATCTCTCGCAAAAGGGCTGCAAAGACCAGAAGGTCGGTGCGGCGTTTCTGAATTACTTTGAGTCAGTCGGGTGGATGCGGGGCAACACGAAGATGAAGGACTGGAAGGCGGCGGCCAGGAACTGGTGGGACAAGGAGAAGCAGATCCGGGTCGAGCGTCGTCCTGAGAACGTGGTCGAGATTGACCCGAGGAAAGCGAGGGCCAAGGAGAAGATTTCAGCCGAGCTGGCAGAACTAATGAGGGGGATTGGCGATGTTGATCGATAAGTACAGGCAGGACCGAATTTCAGAAAACGCGGAGAGGATGCTCGAACACCAGGTGCTTGGATGGATGGCCGGCCCAATGAACGACACCAAGTCACCGTTCCCCCTACAGCCCCTGGTCGACAAGGCCATCAAAGTATGTATCAGGGAGGACATGCGCTGCCAAAAACCTGACAAGGACACCGGCGGCATTGCGCTTAAGCTCAAGGAGTTGAGCCAAACCGGGGCCTACGGCTTCTTGAACCGGAACCTTTCGGTGCTGATCCACGAGTACAACCTGACGAGGAACGCCGCGTGATCTATTCGGCAAACCAGAAAGACGCGCTCATTGCGGACATCAACAAATTCTTCCGGCTTGTTGAGGGCGGCAAGCTCGACGTTGTCCGGGCCGGGCAAAGGAGAACGCCAGGCCAGCAGAGCCTTCTGCACATTTTGATCAGGGAGATTGCAATCTACGTCGGGGTCGGCGAGCTGGAGATGAAGGAGAACATCCTGAAGCGGAACAGCGAGGGAGTTTTCCCGCACTGGCCTCACGACATTGAGAAGACTCTTCCCAAGAGGCTGAAGAAGAAGTCGACGGGCCACATCTACGGCATCCCTGGGATGGTTCCAAAGCCAGAGAGCAAGCTGACCAAGAACGAAGAAATCGAACTGATCGACAGGCTCTACCAACTCGGGGGTGAGTGGGGGGTGGAGTTCTCTGACATCGCACAACAACGAGCAAAAGGAGCAGCTTGATGAATGATGAATTGATCTACGCGTTACCTCACACCTTAGAGCACGCAATCAATCGAACGAGGTGGCGCATAGAGGATTTGCGAAGAGAGGCCGCTGCTGGGCAGCGGAGAATTGATCGAGGCGAACAGATCTATTGGAAGAACTTTGACCCGTTTGATATTGGTGAGGAGGAAAGGGTCCTTGAAATTCTTTAATCGGTGAAAGCCAGGAACCAAGAGCAAGGGCGTGAGCAAGCTGCGTAAATCTGCCAAGGGCAAGCCATGTTGTTTGCAAATTTTCCCTTACTGCCAGGAGAACAGGGAGACGGTTGTGCTTTGCCACCTCAACAGCCCAGGGAAGGGCATGGGCATCAAGTCGCCAGACTTCTTTGCGGCTTACGGATGTAGCATCTGTCACGACATCATCGACGGCAGAGCCAAGACCCTGATCGACAAAGACGAAATCTTAAGGTGTCAAATGCGGGGCTTGTATCGCACCTGGGAGATCATGATCGATGAGGGATTGATCAAGGTTGCGTAAGTCAGAAGTAGAGGAGTTGCTCGCGCAGCACCTTAAGGAGAAAAAAATAGAGTTTGAGCGGGAGAAGCGAATTATCCCGCAGAGAAAGTTTAAGTGGGACTTTGTGATCGACGAGCTTGCCATTGAGGTTCAAGGAGGGATCTGGAAGGGCAGCAGAGGCGGTCACACGAGCGGGAAGGGTTACCAGCGGGACTGCGAAAAAATGCAGTTGCTGGTGCTGGAGGGTTACACGCCTGTCTTTTTTACGTCAGACGACGTCAGGAAGGGCAGGGCCATCAGTTGGATAAAGGAGTATCTCGATGGGCGAAGTGACACCTCACCAGAAGTGGGCTCGTGACGCAAAGAAGGGGCTGAAGGTCCTGATGGACCTGGCAGACAAAAACCAGCTTGCGGGGTTCGTGTGTGCGTTTGAGTCAATCGACGGCGAAGGCTACTCAATGGGCACACTGGCTGCCGGCGAGCTTGACGACGTCAGGTCTATGGCTGGCCACCTTTTTTCTGAGGCGGTCAGACTTTCCATGCTTGAGTTTTTTATCGATGAAGCTGAGTGATTTCGCGGAGACTCCGACGCAGCAAAAGATTGCAAAGCTGCACGACGAGGGCATCCCCAAAGGCAAGATCGCCAGGACGTTGGACATCTCTGAGCGGGCCGTTTACCAGACCCTTGCCAGGGTCAAGAGAAACGCCAGCAAGAAGGGCTTCGATCCCGCGAGAGATCTGACCCACCCGGTTGGGTCGAATCAAATGCTGAAGGGTGCCTCCACACTCTACGACGAGGATGGCAGGGTTCGATTGCAGTGGGTGAAAAGTTCACCTGACCTGGAAGACAAGGTCGAGGCATTTAATAACGTTGTCGAGGAGCTTGTGCAAGGCATTAAGCCCCTGCCAATCGTTAAAGCCCCGCAGCACAACGACCTCGATCTCCTGACGCTGTACACGTTCACTGACTACCACCTGGGGGCGCTGGCGCAAGCAAAAGAGACCGGCGCAGACTGGGACGTCAAAATTGCTGAGAAAACATTGTGGACTGCGCTGTCGCAGATGATGGAGGCAAGCCCGTCGTCAGAGACCGCAATCTTCAACCTGCAAGGCGACTGGCAACACTTTGACTCTCTGGAGGCGGTTACGCCGACCAGCGGTCACCTTTTAGACGCTGACACGCGCCTGGAGAAGCTGGTGGAGCTGTCCATCAATCTGGCCCTGTCATCTATCAACGAGCTTCTAAAAAAGCACCTGCGGGTCAAGGTGATCGTTTGCGAGGGCAACCACGACATCACCTCCAGCGTGTTTCTACGCAAAACACTCAAGACCGTGTTTGCCAACAATGACCGAGTCGAAGTCGACGACACCGCATTCCCATACTACGCGCACCAACACGGCGACATCATGCTGGGCTTTCACCACGGGCACAAAAAGAAAAACAAAGACCTGCCTGCATTGTTCGCGTCAGAACCTCGCTACCGAGAGATGTGGGGCAGCAGCAAGTACACCTACATCCACACTGGCCACTACCACCACGCCGAGCAAGATATGGCAGAGGCGGGCGGGGCCATTGTAGAGAGACACCCGACGTTGGCCGCTAGGGACGCATACGCGGCTCGTGGAGGGTGGGTTAGTTGGAGAGCAGCAAGAGCGATTACATACCACAAGCGGAGGGGCGAGGTGCAAAGGGTCACCGTAGTCCCCGAGGAGGAGGCATGAGTCAGTTTGAGAGGCAGGTGGGCGGCGACCACTATCAGGCGCTAAAAATCCAACCGACAAAGTTCATCTTAGAAAATGAGCTGGGCTGGTGCGAGGGCAACGCCATCAAGTACCTGTGCCGGTGGAAGACCTCGAAGAAGTCTCACGACGTTGAGGCGCTGAGAAAGGCCATTCACTACATTGAGATTTTGATCGAGCGGGAAGTTCAACCAAAGGAGGTCACCAGTGAGCAGATCCAGTGCCATATTGATCGAGCCCTTGACGATGGCGAGTGATGAGCTTCGCAAGAAGGCAGATGAAATGCTTGAGCAGTGGGCAAGAGAATATGCCACGGAGAGGGCGGGCGATTACGCGTCGGTTAATTTGCTGGACGGTAATTTTGCTATGGCTCTTGGCGGCAGATCGCGTTCTTTGAAGCAACGAATAGCCGCCAAGGAAACCAGGCGCTCGCCAACCACTCGCATTCCAGAGTTTAAAGCCACGGTGATGGACGAGATTATGTTTGCCATCAAGAAGGTCCACTCTGACTATTTCCACGCCCTGAAAGAGTATTACCTCCGGGGGACCATTAAGGCGGTGGCTAAAGAATTGTCCTGGTCAGAAACCAAGGCCAAGCAGGTCAAGGCCGCTGCTTTTGACATGGTGGTGCTCATGCTTGAGGAGAGGGGCTTCTAATTTTTTCGACAAAGCCCCTGACTTGCTTTTCCTCTTCAACAGTCAGCCACAGTTCAACCCGTTTCAATCCTGCCTTGCGCTTGCGCTCCCTCTCCGCAGCCTTTCGCTCAACGTCTGTTTTCATTGCCCCTCCAAGCGAATTACGCCGCCGCTTTGTGAATGATTGTCTTAACGTCGCAACGGTTTCTGAAGTAACGTAGATCCCAATCCCAAGAAGCAATGACTTCTGGATTTTTACCCCAAACAGGCATTACTAACTCAACCTTGATGATAGTGTCGAGCCTAAACTCTACAAACCCAGCAGCATAACCATCATCAGTGCGACCCCCGGTTCGACACCAGCCCTGCTTGGCAACCTTCACCCATTCAAGCTGACCCTTCAGCTTACCTTTTCTCTTGCCTCTGACGTAACACGGAAGCGAGTCAACAACCTCGTCTCCCAGGTAACGCCTTGCAAGATTCTCGATAAAATCGTCAGACATCCATCCTTGACGCCAGTAATACTCTGCTCTGTTGACCGCCATCCCGTCGCTCCTTAGCGGCTTACGCCGCGTCAATAGTTTTAATGTCATTAGGAACCCATACCTGCGTGTAAGGCCGGAAAGATCCGTTGGCTTGATGGCGCATCGGTCGATTAACCCACTCGATATAACAAAGCGAATGGTTAGGCAGCGCCTCTGACGAGTGTCCTTCCGTAACGTGCGTGATCAGCGCCGCTTCTTCGCCAGCCACAACAAAGTGTGACTCGGGTTGGTTGACGAGGATTGACTTACCTGCTTCTAAACTCATGTCTTTCTCCGTGTTTTCGATTTACAAGTACAGATTACACTGTGACCGGTCACGATGCAAGTGTTTTGTGAATTAATTTGCAAATAATTTCACCGCAACTGCGGTAGTCGTCACCGCAAATGCGGTGTTACGCAATGACCCCCCGTGGGTAATTGGCGACAAATAAATGCTTGCAAGGTCGCCCTGGATTTGATAGATTCCACCACAATGCGATAAATCTAACTTGTGAGGGCCTGCGGGGCCCTTTTTTTATGTCTTGGAAAAACTTCACCAGAGATGAATTTGCCTGTAAGTGCGGCTGCGGCAGCAATGAAATCAGTGACTCGATCATTGACATTTGCCAGGCTATACGGGACGAGGTTGGCTATTCGCTTGCTGTTTCAAGCGGTTTTCGGTGCCGTAACCACCCTGTTGAGCGCATCAAAAGCAAGCCGGGCACTGGTACGCACTGCAAGGGAGTGGCAGCAGACCTTGCTGTTTCGCATCGACAGGCTCGAGAAGTGGCTGCGGTGGCGTTTAGTCTGGATGTCGGGGGTGTGGGAGTCCACCAGAAAGGTGAGGGACGCTTTATCCACGTCGATGTCGATCCCGACCGTCGATCACTCATCTGGACCTATTGATGCTCGGCGCTTTGTTCAAGGTTGCCGGGCCGCTTGTAAGCGGGTTTTTAGAAAATAGGCAAAAGGTTTCTGCGGCAAAGGCAGAGCTGAAAGTACAGCGGCTGACCAACGGCATACCAGGCTATTCAGACGAGTTCCTTATCCTGATCTGGTCGGCACCATTCATCTTGAGCTTTATACCGGGCCTGCAAGATTACGCGGCGCTTGGGTTCCAGCACCTTGAAAAACTCCCCGAGTGGTACGTGGGCGGCTTCATCACCGTCACCTTCGCCGTTTTCGGGGTCGATAAGCTATTCGCTTACAAGAAAAGCTAAAAAAGAGGCGTAACCCCTCCAACAACCCTCGACGTCTCTTTCCCCCTTCTACGGGGGTTTTATCAACGGAACTGAATTTATGAGAAGAGTTTTGGTCAACCCCAGAAGGCGAGACTATGAGCCCCAGCGTTTCACGCAGGCCATTGAGTCCGATATCCCATACGTTGTGGACTTCAGCCTTTCTGCGTCTGATCGAGGCACGACTGTGTCTTCAGTTTCAGCAGAATCTAAAGGACCACGCGCACTAACACTAACCACCCCCTCGGTCAGCAGCGGGGTGGCAACTTTTTACGTTTCAGCAGACTACAGCGGGCAAGGGCTCGCAAAAGTAAAGGCAACCTATGCCGACGGCAAGGAAGAAATCCAGTACCTCGAAATCGTGGTGCAGGACCCAGAGTACAGATCAACCCAGTAGGAGGGGAATATGAGTGAGGAAAATCAAGGCCTGACTGTCCAGGAGCTTGTGGCGGCGTATGACTTTTGTCAGAGCCAGCGCAACGCAGCGCAAAACGAGAACGCCATCTTGGCGGGCAGGCTCGCGGGTGCGATGAACAAGGTTGATGCGCTAACGAAAGAACTAGAAGCGTTGAAGGCTGAAAAAGAAAAATCAGAGGCAGCAGACTCGGAAAAATCAGATGGGAACGACGGCAGCGACCAGGAATAAGCAGGTTCGCCAGGAGGCTCTGAGGGAGCAGCTATCAGCCCAGGGTCATGTTCAGCATGTGGTTGATATTCTTGATGAAATAAAAGATCTCAAGCGGGACTTAGACTCAAACGACCTGGCCCGCTACAAGGTCGTGTTGGACACCAAGCTGAAGCTGATCAGCAAGTACCTCCCAGACCTGAAATCGGTAGAGCACACAGGCGATGAAGATGCACCAATCGCAATCGCAGCCTACGAAATCAACTGGGAATAGCATATCCCTACCCAAGGCCTTCAAGGAGCTTCTGCCGCCAGCCAGATACAAGATCTACTGGGGCGGGCGCGGTTCTGGCAAGTCTTGGGCGTTTGCTACGGCGCTGCTGCTTCTCGGGGCGGGGCCAAAGCCTAAGCGCATACTCTGCGCCAGGGAGATCCAGAGATCGATCAGAGACTCTGTCCACTCCCTCCTGGTTGACAGGATCAAGGCGCTCGGGCTGCACAACTTCTACCAGGTCCAGCAGAACGAGATCCGGGGACGCAACGGTACCCAGGTCATATTCGCCGGCCTCTGGCAGAACGTCGACAACATCAAGTCGATTGAGGCCATTGACTACGTGTGGATCGAAGAGGCCAACGTGGTGTCTGAGAACTCCTGGCGAACGCTGATCCCGTCCATCAGGAAGGAGGGCAGCGAGATATGGGCATCATTCAACCCAGCGCTGAAGAGCGACCCGGTGTTTCAGAGGTTTGTGATGAACGAGCCCCCGAATAGCGTCGTCAAGAAAGTGAGCTGGCGTGACAACCCTTGGGTGACCCGCGAGTTGAAAGACGAGATGGAGCACCTCAAGGAGTACGATTACGAGGAGTATCTCCACGTCTACGAGGGAGAACTCAAGCAGTTCGCTGACGGCGCGATCTACGCCAAGCAACTGAAGAAGGCCAGGGACGAGAAGAGAATAGACTGGCTGCCGATTGAGTCTGCGCCTGTTCACACCTTCTGGGACCTTGGCAGGAACGACACCACCGCCATCTGGTTTATGCAGCACGTCGGGATGGCCTACCGATTCATCGACTACTACGAGCACCGGCTGGTTGACCTAGATCACTACGCCAACGTCCTGAGAGAGAAGGACTACGTCTACGGGACGCACTACCTTCCCCACGACGCAGAGCATCGGGTGCTTGGATCTAACAACAGATCACGGCGGGAAATTCTTGAAGGGCTGGGCGTTTCACCTTCCAGGATTGTTCCACGCATCGACTCGGTCGAAAACGGCATCGCCATGGTGCGCGACAAATTCAGCAAGTGCTTCTTCCACGCAGAAAACTGTGAGGTCGGGTTAAACGCCCTGGCTAACTATCAATACGTGTGGGACGAGCGCTACGACACTTTCAGACAATCCCCCCTCCACAACTGGGCATCTAACGGCGCGGATGCGTTTCGGATGTTCGCCCAGGGATATGAGGAGGAGGTTGAATCAATTGACTTGGACTTCAGCTCAGAATGGTAAACAAATCTAAAAAACAAAGGCAGGCAATTATCGACGAGGCGCTTGATCGCTTCGACATTGCCGCTGATGCGTGGGAAGACGTGTACCAGGCTGCCCTGGATGACATCTCATTCGTTGATGAAGAAGACGGCCAGTGGGACCCATCAGCCAAGATGGCGCGGGTCAATCGCCCTTGTTTAACCTTTGACAAGGTCTCAGGCGCGGTGGACCAGATTGTTGGTCAGCAGCTTCAAATGCTTCCAGGCGTGAAGGTCAGGGGCGCAGAGGAGGGCGACTCCGACACGGCAGAGATCTTTGAGGGTCTGATCAGGCAGATTGAGCAGAGAGGCAACAGGGCCTACAAGACCGCGTTCAAGTTCGCGGTTAAGGGCGGCTGGGGGTGCTGGATGATCGACCACGACTACGTGGACGACATCTCGCTTGACCAGGAAATCATCATACGAGAAATCAAGAACCCCTTCTCAATCTTGATCGACCCCATTATCCAGGTCCAGGACCTGAAAGAAGCCCGCTACGGCTTCATGTTTGAGGATATGGAAAAGGATGAGTTTGAGCGGCTCTATCCAAAAGCTAAGTCTGGGCTTGGCGAGGACTTCTCAAGCACTGGCAATTTACGCTCATGGGTTGGCGAGGAAAGCATCCGGGTCGCAGACTACTTCAGGATAGTTCCCGAAGAGCGCCGCCTGGTTCAACTGTCAACCGGCGAGGTGGTGGACTATGAAGAAATCGAGCCCATCATCGACGAGCTTAACTTCAAGGGCATCACCCTCGGTCGAGAGCGAGTCATCGAGGGAAGGAGGCTGGAGAGGTACAAAATCACCGGACTGGAGGTCCTCGAAGAGTACGAGTGCGTCGGGCGCTACATCCCGCTTATTCCGCTGTTCGGGAAGACGACAAACGTCGACGGGACCTTCATCTCAAGGGGCATTGTCCGTAAGGCCAAGGACGCCCAGAGGATGTACAACTATTCCCGCAGCACACAAATTGAGGTAACCGCCCTCCAGCCCAAGCAGCCGCTGATGGCAACCCCTGCGATGATCAAGGGCCACGAGGAGCGTTATCGCAACCTGATGACGTCCAACGACCCTGTCTTGCTGTTCAACTTTGACAACGGGCAGAAGCCGTTCAGGGAGCCGCCGGCGCAGCCATCGCCTGCGTTGTTGACTGAGTCACAAATCTCCGCAGACGACATCAAGTCGACGACGGGCATTTACGACGCAAGTCTTGGCGCTCGATCAAACGAGACGTCGGGACGGGCCATTCGAGAGCGGCAGCTCCAGGGCAACATCGCCAACTTTGAGTTTGTCGACGAGCTGGTTTCGAGCATCTCGTACACCGGCGAGATCATGATTGACATGATCCCCAAGATCTACGACACAGAGCGCCAGATTCGCATCCTGGGGCCAGACGACGCCGAAGAGGTCAAGCAGATCAACAAGCCGGTGCTGGACCTACAGACGGGCGAGACGGTCATCATCAACGACCTCAACCGGGGCCACTACGACATCAAGGTCACCACCGGGCCCAGCTTCTCCACACGACGAACAGAGACGGCAGAGCAGCTCGGGACGCTGTTCGGTCAAAACCCGCAGATGGCGCAGCTCGGTGCCGATATTTACTTCAAGGCCCTGGATCTTGTCGGGGCAGACGAGCTTGTAGAGCGGGTCAGGAAGCAGGGCATCAAGGCCGGGATCATCGAGCCAAACGATGACGAGAAGCAGCAGATGGACCAGTCTCAGCAGATGGAGATGCAAATCAAGCAGCAGGCCATGCAGATGGAGATGGCGATGAAGCAGGCTGAGATTGCAAACGAGCAGGCGGCGGCGAAAGAAAAAGAAAGCAAGACCCTGTTAAACCAAGTCAAGGCCCAGGTTGAGCAGATGGAGCTTGCCCAGGCCCAGCAGGATATTCAGGCCCAGCAAATCGCGCAGCAGCGTCTCAGGCAGACCCTGGGGATGATAAATGCCCAAAGACCCCCGTTTAACTAAGATCGGCGCGTCGCGCTACAACCAAGCCGTAAAGACGCCCGGCCACAAGACAAAGTCTCACGCCGTAGTCGCCAAGGAAGGCAGCCAGACGAAGCTGATCAGGTTTGGTCAGCAGGGCGTGAGCGGAAGCCCAAAGCGATCAGGAGAGAGCGAGGCAAGCCGCAAGCGCCGCGAGTCATGGAAAAAAAGACACGCGGGCAATATCAAGAAGGGCCGCATGAGTGCGGCCTGGTGGGCTAACAAGGAGAAGTGGTGAGAAAGAAAGGCCTGTGGGACAACATCCACGCAAAGCGCAAGCGCATTAAGGCGGGATCTGGCGAGAGGATGAGAAAGCCAGGCAGCAAGGGCGCACCGACAGCCAAGTCGCTCAAGAAGTCAGCAAAGAGGAAGTAGGAATGCCAAAGGTTGGGAACAAACACTACGCATACACGCCGAAGGGCATGGCTGCTGCTAAGAAGGCGGCAAAGAAGTCTGGAAAAAAAGTTAGCTACAGGAAAAAGAAATGAACAACCAAATCGCACAGATGTTAATGGGCCGGGCCCCTGCACAGCGACCGCAGGCAAATCCTGTGGGTGCGGCAGTTCCGCAACAGATGCGGGCACCAATGCCACGGCCTGGCGCTCAACCACAAATGGGCGCACCAGGGATGGGCGCGATGCCCAACATGGGCGGGATGCAGCCGCCTCAGCCCGCAGCACAGCCAGGACAAGCCCAGCCTGTTCGCGGTCGTGACGGGAGGATGTATCGGGTGGTAATTGATCCCGCCACCGGGCTGCAAACTTTCACGCCTTATCAGGGTGGTATGGCCTGATAAATGCCCGCTTCACCTCGCTACATCCAGAGCGTTCTTGGATCTCAAGAGGGTCGCAACACCATCGCAAGGGTGCTTGAGCCTGCGATGACGGTAGCGAGCGCATCAGCGGCAGAACCCGTCTCAGGGATCGCCGCATTGCTTACCAGGGACCCCAACACGGTCGGCAGGGTGCAAGAACGACTGACCTATAACCCAAGATCCAAGGCCGGCCAGGAAGGTCTCAAGGCGCTCTCAGACGCCTTTGTTCAGATTGCTGAAGAGATCGGTATAGACGAGGCGGTTGCCTATTTTGAGGGCACAGTTGTCCCCAGCTTGCAATCAAAGTTTGGCGACGAGATAGGAGCCGCAATGGGCGCGGGATTGATGGCTGGCGCTGCGGTGATCCCTGTACCTGCAAGAAAGATCAAGGCCTTTCATGGCTCCCCTTATGACTTTGATGAGTTCAGTACCGACGCAATAGGTACAGGAGAAGGCGCTCAGGCTTATGGGCGAGGGCTTTATTTCGCCGAAGATGAGAAGGTCGCAAAAAGTTACAGAGATGCCCTAACGGAGCCCATATTCAAGGTGAACGACAAGGCAGTCGATACTGTCTACACCAGCGCAATTAGAGAAAAGTTTCCAGAACTATATGACGCTGTCAGACGCAGACAGGACGTAGATGGCTTTCGTCAAGAAATTTTAGATTTTGCGACACAAGATGACTCTGTTGATTACGATCAACTCTCAAACGCAATAGACAATCTGATTCAAAAAACCTTTGACGGTACAGAAACACGATTTGATTTTGATGATGTAGAGAAAGCGGCGAAAGGCAGACTCTCAGTCGATTTAAACGAGGTCTACGATTTCGATGCAGACTTCGCGCCACTAGATCAAGCGTTAGCTGAAATTTCTCAAGTTAGGTCGCAGCAGGATTTAGATATTGTCTTGTCTGGATTTAACAAAGATCAAATGCGCGTCTACGACGAATTGATTGCACCTTCGCTCATTTTAGATAAGCCAGAAGGCAAACTTTATGAGGTCATGATAGATGCTGATGAAGACGAATTTTTGGATTGGGACGCACTCGTAGATGAGCAGCCTGAAAAGGTCCGTCGAGCATTAGAAGCCTCCGATTGGTTTGAGTATGCCGAGGAAGGTGCAGGAGACGTTGCGGGCGCTCGGGGTGATAACCCAGTTGGTGGTGACCTAGTCAGATGGCTTGAACAAGACGGGGCAGAAGAAGCTGCTGAGGCTCTGCAAAACGCGGGCATAAAGGGCATCCGATACGCTGACGCGTTCACTAGACACAAATCTAAAGAAAAAAGATCAAGTAATTACGTCGTGTTCGACGCTCGACTTATCGAAATATCCAAGAAGCTGGGCATAGCAATTCCTGCGGCAGCAGCTTTGATCGCAGGCCAGACGGGTCAAGACCCAGAAAGCCTTTACGAAGAAGCATAAATCTTTCGGTTTAACAGTGCCGACTCACTGTTACTAGGGCATACCCACAGCCCTGTAAGAACCGCCTCCGGGCGGTTTTTTCATTTGTGGGGATCAATCCGTGGAGACGAAACTCATGACTGATGCAGCAATAGCTGAAGACACTAGCGTGTCAACCGAAGCAGAGCCAGCGGTTGAAGAGGCTCAAGAGCCGAGAGGCGAAACCTCCGATTCGTCGGAGCCATCCGGGGAAGATCCCCCCGAAAGCGAAGAAGAGCGCCAGAAGAAGCGCAACTCCTTCCAAGAAAGGATCAACCAAAAAACCCGACAGGTAAGAGAGGCAGAGCTTAGGGCCAAGGAGGCCGAGGAGCGGGCGCAACTGCTTGAGCAGAGACTCAACCAGAACACGCCGCAGCTTGATCGCTTCCCCCAGCTTGAGGACTACGACTACGACCAAGGCGCATACCAGCAGGCGGTTGTCGCATACAACGCACAACTAAACCAGCGCACTGTTCAGCAGGCACTGAGCCAGCAGGAAAAGTTCCAGGTCGAGCAACTCCGAAAGCAAGCCAACCAGGCGGTCATCGAGGCGTTCAAGGAGCGCAGCGCGGCCTTCGCGCATGAGGTCCCAGACTTTATGCAAAAGGTAGGCAGCCCTCAGTTTACTCAAAGCGAGGCAATGCAGCAGGCCATATTACTTAGTGATAACGGGCCGGCTCTTGCATATCACCTGGCATCCAACCCGCAGAAGACCGCAGCCATTAACAACATGGCACCGGGCATTGCGATGATGGAGCTGGGTCGATTAAGCGCACAGCTTGCCAAGCCAAACCCTGTCTCAACAAGCAACGCCCCCGCGCCAGCGAAACCCGTCAGGGCATCAGGAAGGGTTGAGAAAGATCCCGACAAGATGACCCCGGAGGAGTACGCCAGGTTCAGGGGGTATAAAAAATAATAGAGGCTTAAAATGGCTAACTCTTTACTCACACCTAGTGTGATCACCAAAGAAGCCCTCGCTATTCTTCATCAGAAACTGAATTTCGTGGGCAACATCAACACTCAATACGACGATCAGTACGCCAAGAGCGGCGCAAAGATTGGTAACGACCTCAAGATTCGCTTGCCGAATGAGTTCACTGTCCGATCAGGCGCGTCATTGTCGGCTCAAGACGTAACTGAATCATCTGTAACGATGACTGTAGACACTCAGAAGGGCGTGGATTTCTCATTCAGCTCTGAAGAGTTGACGATGCACATCGACGAGTTCAAGGCGCGATACCTTGAGCCTGCGATGTCTGTACTGGCTGCAAACATTGAGTCAGATGCACTGTCAATGTACAAGGACGTCTACAACTTCTACAGCGGCGTAGGTTCTGCAAACACGTTTGCAAACGTAACCAACGGCGCAAGGGTTTTGACTGACAACCTTGCACCTTACGGTGATCGTTCTTACTTGCACAACCCGCAGTCTGTTGTGGATATGCTTGCCGACACCAAGGGTCTCTTCCAAGACTCTTCGCAGATCGCCAAGCAGTACAAGGAAGGTATGCTCGGGCGCATTGCTGGTTTCGACCATTATGAAAACACCCTCATGCCCGTCCACACGACTGGTACTGCTGCTGCCACGACCGGCTACCTGGTCAACGGCGGCTCACAGACTGGCTCAAGCCTGACGGTTGACACCGGCTCAACCACGTTCCTCAAGGGTGACATCATCACCATTGCGGGCGTAAACCGCGTTCACCCGGAAACGAAGGCAGACACCGGCGTACTCCAGCAGTTCGTTGTAACGGCTGACTCTGGAGCTTCTGCTACGTCTTTGAGCATTTCACCTGCAATCACCGTCTCAGGCGGTCGCCAGAATGTAAGCGGCTCACCCGCTGACAACGCTGCGGTCTCCAAGGTAGGCGGCGGCGCTTCTGCCGACTGGCAGGAAACGCTGGCATTCAGCAAGAACGCCTTTGCCTTCGCAACGGCTGACCTTGTATTGCCGCAGGGCGTTGACTTTGCAGCACGAGAAGTGATGGACGGTATCTCAATGCGAGTGATCCGTGACTACACCATCTCTGACGACAAGTACCCTTGTCGAATTGACGTGTTGTACGGCTACAAAGCAATCCGACCTGAGTTGGCTTGCCGAGTAGGTATCAACTAAACCACGGGGGCCTTGAGCCCCCTTTCTTTTTGGAGTCGCAATGGCTACATCGCAGAACATAATTGATCAGGCGACCGCACTCCTCCGCGTTCGCACGTCCGGTGTCACCTTTTCGACCGACGACGCCAATAAAAACAGTGACGCGTTCATTGCGCTCCAAAACCTAATTTCTGAGTGGGCCGAGGACGGTGTGTGTAACATCCCGGCGCCCTCTGCTGTTTCTGACTCGCTCGATATTCCCGCAGGCACCCAGAGGGCGCTTGCTTATAACTTAGCGGTAGAAATCTCTAGCGAGTTCGGTATCGACCCGTCTGCGGTTGTTTTCAAGATCGCAGAGGACACAAAGGACCGGCTTGAGGCCGACATCTCCATCGACATGAGCGTGGATATGTCCGACCTGGCCTTCACCTACAAATACAACATCATTGACGACCTATGAGTAGAGCCAACGTCAAGCTGGAGAGCAGCTACGACTCTACCCGGCTGGATGCCAACCGGCAGCAGACGATCAACATCTACCCGCACACGCTGCAAGGGTATCGCCAGGTTCCTGGCTACGTTACGTTTGCCGACTTCCTAAGCACAGGAGAGGCCCTGACAGACTCTCTGGCGTCGACCATTACTGACGTGGACGGGAACGTTGTTGAGGCGTCAATCACCCCAGGAGGGGCCGACAGGGGGATCATCGCCGAGGGTCCGAATCAGTTGATGTATCAGGTCACCGGGTCCTCTCTTTACTCGGTTGACTCAGGCGGTAACGCGCTATTTTTGGGCAACATATCAAACGACCCGACCCCGGTCGTGATGGCGACAGATGCAACGCAGTTAATTATCTGCACCGGCGGCAACCCGTCGGCCTATGTTTACACCGTCGCGGGCGGCTTGCAGGAGATCACAGACGTCGACCTAGACACCACCAAGTCGGTGGCGTTTCTTGATTCTCGATTCATTTACGACCAGCCCAACGGCTACTTTGTCGTCTCTGCGCTTAACGATGGAACAGACGTTAGTTCACTTGATTTTGCCCAGGCTGAGGCGCTCCCTGATGACATCAGGCGGGTTTTCTCGCTCAACCAATTGCTTTACCTGTTTGGAGAAAAGACCACCGAGGTGTGGTTTACGAGCGGCACAGGGCGTCCACCACTGGACCGCCAAGCGGTGCTGCAACACGGCATTTGCGGGTCATACGCGGTCGACTCAATCGACGGCGCGATTTACTTCATTGACGGCAACCGGCGTCCTGGGATTATTGTCGGGAGCCAGTTCTCGCCGCTGTATGTTCCTGCAATCGGCGAGGCATGGGCCAACTACGGTGTTGACGACTTCACCAGCGCCAGGGTTTCTTGCTACTCGCTGCACCAGGAAAACTTTGTCGACTTTATCTTCCCCGACCAAGGCGTCATCTGGACCCACCACGTCCCATCCGGCTCCTGGTTCGAGAAGGACTTTGTAACGACCAACGTCATACAGGCGTTCAACCTGGTTCTTGCGGCACACGCAACCAACAAGAAGATCTACCGGCTGGACTACTCAAGCTATCAGCAGGACGGGTCGAACATGACCCGCAGGAAGGACCTGCCGCTCATCTCTTCTGAGGTGTTTGGCGTCGGCGGGGCAGAGATGGTCATCGACCAGATCAAGCTGCACGTCGAGACCAGCGCAGCGACAGACGTCACCGTCAAGGTCAGCAAGGACCTGATTACCTTCACGACAATCAACACCGTTTCTGTAAACGGCAACAAGACAATCGACATCAACGCGCTCGGCAAGTGCCGGGAGATCATCGTCCGCGTTGAGACAACCACCGACGCAAAGGTGGACATTATTAACGCGGCAATTGATGCCCAAGTTCTGAGAGGCTAAGTATGGGACAGCTCACACAAACAACTGCACAAGTTCAGGTCATTCTGGACGACGCTGATGCTGCGAACGTCGGCAAGACCTCGCTGACCGACAGCACAGACACTACGGCGGTTGCGGTACGAAAGAGCGGCTTCTACTCGCTCGGCGCGTCTAGCTCCAACGCGCCATCAACTGACCGGGCGATCCTCATCTCGGCGGTGCGCGACACGGCGGCGACTGGAGAGATCCGGTACGGGCAGGTCGCAATTACAGAATCAAACGGAATGTGGTGGAACCGGGATGACGGGGGCGCGCTGGGAACCTGGTATCAAGTTGTTTCAACTGCCGGTACTCAAACACTAACGAACAAGACCCTTACGTCCCCGGTTCTTACCACACCCCAAATCAACGACACCTCAGCAGACCACCAGTACATTTTCGCGGTCAGCGAGCTGGTTGCAGACAGGACGGTGACGCTGCCTCTGCTGACTGGAAACGACACCTTTGTCTTTGCGGCGCACACTCAAACCCTGACCAACAAGACGCTGACGTCTCCCGTATTTAACACCGGCGTGAGCGGTAGCGCGGTCCTCGACGACGACACCTTTGCGACCGCGTCTGCAACGACCCTGGCAACCTCAGAATCTATCAAGGCATACGTTGACACACAGTTGACGGCAGAAGACCTCGACTTTGCTGGCGATACTGGGACCGGCGCGGTTGACCTCGACAGCCAGACCTTCACGATTGCAGGGACAGCTAACGAGATTGAAACCTCTGCAACTAGTCAAACACTGACCATCGGCTTGCCAGATTCGGTCACGATAACCACCGCGCTTTCTGTCGATACTGTCAACGAGAAGACCGCTGCGGCTGGCGTCACTATTGATTCTTTACTCATAAAAGACATCTCCATCGGAACTGCTGACGCATCCGGTACTGACGCTGCGGGTACGGCAGTTACGGTCAAAGGCGGCGCAGGTACGGGTACAGGCGCTGGTGGTTCATTAATTTTCCAAACGGCTCCTGCGGGTTCTACAGGTTCTAGTGTTAATGCCCAAGTTACGGCTCTGACTATTGATAGCGCAGGGGACGCTACGTTTACTGGCAACGCTAACTTTGGTGACAACGTAAAAGCCATCTTCGGTGCTGGCTCTGATCTGCAGATTTATCACACAGGTTCGCACAGCTTTGTGCAAGAAACTGGAACTGGCGATTTATATTTAGCCACCAATGGCGATAAAATCATTTTAAGAAATACAACTCTTGGCGAAAGTTTCTTTGAGGGTACCAGCAACGGTGACGCTAAGATTTTTTACAATGGGCTTGAAAAACTAGCCACAACCGCCACAGGCATCGACGTAACCGGCACAGTGACTGCTGATGGTTTGACTGTTGATGGTTCAGACCCGCAAATAACGCTTAATGAATCAGACACTACTGACCTAAACACTAATTTTAGGAATGGTTTAGGGACTTTCGCTATAAGGACAGCAAATGATGCAGGCTCCTCGTTTACGAATAGACTAAAAGTAGACCATTCCACAGGCGACATCAGCTTCTACGATGGGTCTGCAAACCAAGCGTTATTCTGGGATGCTTCGGCAGCGTCGCTGGGGATAGGGACTACGAATCCTGACACAATGCTTCATCTTTCAAGCGCAACGAACTCACAAGTTCTTAGATTTGAACGTACAGACACCACAGTCGTTGCCGATAACCCTATAGGTATTATTGAGTTTGAACATCAGGACGCTACTGATGCTGGGGTAGCTGCAAAAATTGAAGCGGCAGCAGAAAACGCATCGGGCGGTGTTGGACTACGGTTTGCAACAGGCGCTCCTTCGTCCATCACCGAACGCATGCGCATCGAC